CAAGATGAAGCTAGAGATAAATGGTGTGAGGGTGATTACTTAGATGTAAAACAAACAGACCAAATGAGTACACAAATAGAAGAAGTGAAGGAGAAGTAAATGGAAGAAAGATTTGAAGATGTGCCAGTAGAAGTATCTGATCGTGACAGATATGGAAAAGTAAAACTTACAAGTTACTATGACTACTATCAGTCTGTGCTATTTATGGCGGACAGTAAAGACTTCCTGCAACCTGCAGGAATGACATCAGAGAATAGAAATTATATATATAGAGGAACATCATAGTTCCTCTAAAAAATTTGGTCTGGTCTTTTGCAAAGACCAAATTCTTTTAGATAAACTATTGATAATATTCAATAAATAGTGTATGCTGATAGCAAGAAATGGAGGTTGCAATGGCAGTAGAACTACGAGTTTCACCACATGCAGAAGATTATATCAGAGGTTCTGATATGGTTTCTATTATGACAGGTAAGTGGAACGAACTTTACAAAATTAAGACAGGCAAGTTAGGTCGTGTAGATTTATCACACGAGTTTCATGTCTTGCTTGGTGTTGAAACAGAGAATTTCAATTTGCTCTGGTCACAAAGAGCATTTGATTATGAATGGTCAGCACAAAAAAGATTTGAAATGTCGTATGGTAGCATACCATTTCAAGGTACAGTTGATGGCTTTGACAAAGACAAGAATATGATTATTGAATGTAAACATACTCACGGCATGAATACTATGGAGAATATGATTAACTTCTATATGCCACAAGTACAGTTCTATCTTTACATATCCAAAGCAAAGCAATGTTTGTTGTCTGTTATACTTGGCAACAAATATGATGCAGTCATCATTGATAGTAGCAAACAATATCAAGATGATATGCTTGATAAGATCAAAGCCTTTTGGGAATATGTAGTACACAAACAAGAACCTGAAGATGTGTATCTCAGAACAAGTCAAACAATCAAAGATGCCATACCTATCAATGGCAAGACAAAGCGAGATGTATCAAAGAGCAACAGTTTTACTGAAGCTACTAATGCTTACATGATGTTTGAAGAAACAGCTAAAAAATTTGAGAGTGCAAAAAAGCTGCTCAAAGAAGAGATCAAGCCTGATGAAGCAGAAGTCTACAATGATGTTCTGTCTATCAAGCGAGATAAACGAGGGTCAATTCGTATCACAAAGAAAAAGGGTGAGTAGACCCAACTCACCCTATAACCTATCTGTATAATGGAGGTTACACATGACAGATACTAAAACTAATACCAAAAAGCCGACACCTAGTAAAGTATATAACTTAGCTAGTGCAATGCTTGAGTTTCAAAAACTATCGGTTAGTGCCAAGAAAGATGGCAAAAACCCACACTTCAGAAGTAACTATTCAAAACTTGAGTCTGTTATTGAAGCAGTAAATCAAGGCAATCAGTTTGGTTTGTTCTTCACTCAAGAGATTGATTATGTATGGACAAGTCATCATGATGCTAAATCAGAAGTTGTGGTTGTTACTACTGTACGTCATGAGAATGACGAGAATACATATGTTTCAAAGCTACCAATAATTTTGTCTAATGCAAATATGGAGAACCCACAAAAGGTTGGGTCAGCTATTACATATGCAAAGAGATATACACTACAAGCTGTATATGGTCTGCCATCAGAAGATGATGATGGTAATGAGGCAAGTAAGCCTACTGTAAATATATCAAAACCAATAGCTAAGGGAGATGATGACGATGGATTATGATAACACAGACAAAGGTAGTTTCTTCAAACCACGAGCAGATGAAAGTCTGCTTGTGCAAGGCAAACTAAATAGCAATGGCAACGAATACAGAATGGTTGTTGTCAAAGCATCACTACCTGATGGTGGTACTGCTCGTGACTTGTATGTCAAAGTCGGTACATTATTTGAAAATGATAAATCTCAAAATGAGAAATCACCTGATTTCAGTGGACCAATAGAATTACCTAATCAAGAAAAAAGAAGATTAGCTTGTTGGAAAACTGTATCCAATGATGGCAATACCAAGTTCTTGTCAGCTAGGATTGGTGACAAAACACCACGAGTAGGAGAAGATACTGTATCAATCAATAACAATGATGACATGGAGGTAATAGATGAAGTACCATTCTAATGAAGCAAAGGCTAGAACCCACGACCCTAAAACGTCGTGGGAAGCCGCTGATAAAGTTGACACTAATAGACTTGAGCAAGTTGTATTAAGAGCAATCATTGCACATGGAGATGGTGGTGCTACACATGATGAAGTATTTACCTATCTAAGCATGAGATTTAAAGATGCTTTTCGTGAGGGTAGCATTACACCAAGATATGCTACTCTTGAAAGAAAGGGATTGATTACTCGCAATGGTGACACAAGAAAAGGTCGTGCAGGTAGAAGTCAACTTGTTATGTATTCCAAAAAATAAAACTAATGGAGGTTACTTTGGATAAAAATAAAATTTATATAACTAAAGACTATGATATATTTAAGTATGTTGTTGGTAATAGAGATATTGTTAATAAGCATGTAAAAGATTTATCTGGTCATATAGAAGATCGAGATCTTAATATACCTATAATAGTAAATGAGCATATGGAAGTATGTGATGGGCAACATAGACTTGAAGCATATAAGGCTTTGAGTTTGCCAGTTCATTATATAGTCAAAGAAGGTTTGACTTTAGGAGATATACGTAAGTTAAATTCAGTAAATCGCAAATGGACTATGCACGAGTATATGATAAGTCATTGTAAGCTAGAGTCTAAGCATTATCTTACACTCGAATGGTTTGTAAGAACTTATGAGTTCAGTGTGTCAGACTCAATAGCTATGTTGAATGGCAAAGGATATTATAGTGGATTTGATATTGCTGAATTTAAAGAAGGTAATTTTGTTGTGCATGATTTAGAGAAAGCAAAAGAGACTGCCGCATCTATTCATAAGGTTGGTGATTACTTTGAGCATTATCGAAAGAAATCTTTTATTCATGCAATGATTTCTGTCTGCAATGATCCTCAGTTTGTTTGGAGTCACTTTGCCAATAAGCTAAGTAATTTTTCAGGAGTGTTAAAAAATCAGGGTAGCAGGAATGATTTTATATTAAATATTGAAAAATTATATAACTATAAGACCACACCTGCTAGACAGATAAGGCTAAAACTTTATGGCAATAGGTCGTAATTGGTATAGCTTTTGCAAATACTGCTGTATCTTGATGATTTGCCACTACAATAGGAAGATGAGTAAAAAAAGTCTTGATATAAGAGCCATACAGAGGGGGTAAAGACCCCCTCTAGTATGATTGTACCCTAGAATTACGTTGTTTCACCCACACTTTTCATTTCGTCAACAAGCCTCATAGCTCTATTTGGTACTTGTTTTGCCCACTTTGAGTCTGTCATTTCGTATGCGGCTTCATACCAGTCACGATTATCAACAGCTTTTTTCATTTTATGAAAGCGAGATAGTCTTGGTCTACCAAGATTGAACATCATGTTGGCGATAATATGTTGTGCTTTCTCTGGAAGATCATCAAAGTCACTGTAAAGATATTTACATTCTTCGATAGTAGTTTCAATATCTTGTTCAAACAACTCATTGACTCTCTCTTCAGATACTTCTGTGCCTACTGGCTTACCATATTCTTGATCCCACTCAGTGACAAGATGTCCTATCCCAACAGTAGGAAGATTTAAATGATCGAGATAAATGGCATTGACACAACCTTCATCTCTTTTTAATTGTTCTCGTAATAATTCTATGTTCATTTTGTCATACCTTTATACTTTTCAAATGTACGGAGTCCACCCAAGCCAAGCATACCCATCAGCACAGTCATTAAAGATCCCATATCAAACTCAGGCAAAGCAGGTAGAGAGAAACCAAACATGGTAGCAAAAAATAAAATAAACTGTGACAGGACAAAGTGCCACATTAAAGCAATGCCACAAGTCCAACCAATAAAGGGTCGCCACGATGCAACAAACCAATGTCTTGATTGTGCTTCAGCTTTGTTAACTTCTATCTGTGACTTAGCAAGTTCTTGTGCATGACGTTCAGCCATAGTAGCTAACTCATGTGCAAGTTTATTCTTTGTATCTTTGTCCTCTATAAATTTACCAAGTAATTTAGTAGCAGGACCAATCAATGCTTGTATCATATTATACCTCTCTTCTTAGCTATGACTGCAAGTACAGTAACTACACCTGCAAGTACAGCAGTTATCATTATAATTAAAATAATTTTTAAAACTAGTTCTTTGATTTCTTCTCTACGTTTCTTGGCTTTTTCTGCGGCTTCTCTTCTATTTTTTCTAGCTTCAGCACAGTATGCTTGGTAGTCATTCCACAAATTTGCTCTACCATAGAGTTGCATGTACTCTCGTAACTTATCATGTTTTTGTCTGATCTGTTCAAGTGCCATAAACTCTTCGAGGTCATTGTCATTTTTACCTGATAAACCTGTCCAGATACTATTACGTTTTTTATGTAAATCTTTTTGTAGCTGTTCTTCTGCACCAATAAAACGACTTATCGCCGACCCTGCCGAGGCTATATCTTTTCCATTTTCGAGTGTTTGTTTGATGACTGCAAAAGCACTATTCGCTACCATTAGCATTTCAAGCACAATGTCACCTCACATTCAGAACCTTGTCTAACTTATCTTCTAGTCTGTGCAAGGCTTCCATCACACGACCAGACGTATCACGCAAATCTTGTCTTGTTGCGTATTCTTCTCTTGTCTTATTTAGTAGTATTTGCAATCGTTTTACTTCTGCAAACATCTTATTAAATGCCCAAGCAAATGGCATAATGATTAGTGTCAACACTACATTCCATATGATAGTGCCATCAATCTCCATTATAATACTTTTGAATTTTCCAAATGTGTTGCATAAGCAGTCTTGATTGCATCTGTATGTACTGCATTGCATATTGCTTTTACTTCTGCACTTTCATTACTTATGTCTGCATCAGGTGCTACTGTGTGTCTTGCAAAACTACGACTTATCTCTGTGCCATCATCATAGATAATTCGTGCAGTTCTTACTTGAACAATTTTGTAATCACCGACTATCTCTATTTTGTCTTGTATTGTTTCTTCTGTTAATGCCATACTATTTATCCTTTTTTTTTATGCTGTCATATAAGTTAATTTTAATATCATATTAGTTTCTGCTACAAAGTCTGAGTGTATAGTTTGATTATAAGAATTATTACCAGCCGCTCCATAATAACCAAGTGTTTGTGTAGAATTTGTTTGTGAAAAAAAGAAAAGACTACGATGGTTACCCATAGCATTACCCCAAGCATTTCCAACATTAGCATCTGTGTGAGCAGAATTTACAGTAAAAGGTAAAGACTGAAGATGAAAACCAGTGCCACTGGTTTGATCTGAAAAACTAAGTATTCTAGCATAACAAGTAACTAGATTGCCTATTTTTACATATCTAGCACTTCCAGAAACAACACCTATAGTTCCACTACTCACAGTTGGAGTCCAAGTTCCCTCCTCATAATCGTCTAGTAAAGAAGCTAGACTCCCACTAGCCGAACCACTTGCATTACCAAAATCTATACCATGACCATCAGCGACTACAATATTCCCATCAGTTAAAACTAAACCATTTGCAATCGTAGCCATTCCACCAACAGACATATCAAGTGCAAGTGCAGTAACATTTACACCACCATCATTACCAACAAACTCAATATCTTGGTCTTGTATAGGATTTTTAATTCTTAGATAACTTGAAGAATTTGTTAATTCACCAAAAACAGTACCATTATCAGATAGTTTTATATCTCCACCATTAGCATCAAGAGTTATATCACCCTCAACATCTACAGTTAAATCACCACTTGATAAGTCAATCTCTGTGCCATCTATAGTTATATTATCAACCTTTACACCAGCATTTGCAGTAACAATACCAGTAGCATCTAATGTACCACCTAAGTTAGCATCAGTTATTACGTTGGATATATCTCTTGCTCTAGTCATTATTCACCCTCCAATGCTGTAATTCTAGCTTCTAATTCTTGTATAGTTTTTACAAGTAAAGGTACAAGACAACTATGGTCTATGCCTTGATATTTAGGTATTGTATTTCCATCATCATCAAGTTTATTATCACCAACAGAAACATCATCAGGTAATTCTTCTCCATCTTGCCATACTTCTACTTCATTGTGTGTGTTACTAACTGCCTCAGGTACGACTGACTGAACTTCATGTGCTAAAAAGCCATCAACAGTTGTGTCATTACTGTCTGCAATAAAATTAAATCTTTTTGGTTGTAATTGTTTTAGTCTTGTTGTTGCATCTTCCATAGCAACTACATTTTCTTTTAGTCTATGATCTGAACTAGTGAGATAACGAGTTACACTTGCAGTATGGTCTATTGAACCTATTTCACTTCCATCATCTTTGTGAAACCTTACAAAAGCACCATTAGTTGGATTTGCTGTCATAACAATACAATAAATATTTGAACCTGCATCAATATCTAAAGTCGTAGATGCAGCACTATTTGATGAAGTTCTATTCATAAGAACACCACCAGTACTAAGAATACGCATACGT